TGGGAGGACGTCTTCGTGCTAGTTCTTACAAAGGACATCAAGGACCAGACAGAGGAGGAACTATGCGCGACGTTAAGACGGATACCTTCGTAGGCGAAGGCGAAATCCGGCTACGTGAGCTGACTGAGGGCGCTACACCCGATGAGTGCATCGAGTGGCACGGCGCGGTACAACAGGACGGAGTACCCGTCATGAAGTTCCGTGGACTGCGCGTTATCCCTGTTCGGCGGCTCGTGTACGCATGGAAGCGACTCGGATTCCCCTCGATGCCTTGGTACGGCAAGCACACCCGCGTCATGTGCGGAAACATCAAGTGTGTGAATCCGCATCACATCGAGGAGTCAGGTAGCGATGAATGAAAGGAACATACTCGCATCGGTACTTAGGAGCCGGGAAGCCTATGAGCGCATCGCCAACCACGTGGCAGACGGCGATCTCACGGACCAAGGGAGGATCATCTACGATGCCATCGAGAGGTACTACAACAACGACCCTGCTTGCAGCAGTGCGGACCCTGCGCTCATCGCTGAATCGGTTGGAAGACGCGTTGCTGGAGACAAGCACCGAGAAGTTTTTAGCGGACTCGTTAGCCAACTCTCCGAGCACGAGTGCAGCCCGGCCAACATCGTCGAAGACTTCATCGAGCATCGGAAGCATGTCGCCGGAAACCAACTCGCTACGGCGCTACTCGCAGGAGATCAAGCGGGCATACAGGCAGCTCTCGACAGTTACATCGGGGTTGCTGATCTCGACCTCTCAGGTGGAGATGCTGATAGCACAATTGTCGCAGGCCAGTCGCTCACTGAACTCTTTGGAGAAACTTTCGACACTGCGAACCTCATCAAAGTCTACCCGGAATCGCTCAACCGCAGACTCGATGGAGGATTAAAGAGGGGACACCACCTCGTCATATTCGCCCGCCCAGAGATGGGAAAGACTATGACCGTCGTTAACATGATGGGTGGTTTCGCGCAGGACGGGCGTAAAGTCCTGTACATCGGGAACGAGGACCCCATAGCCGACGTCGCGATGCGACTCACTAACAGGCTGACGGGCCTCACGAAGTTCGATGTGCTGCGCGATCTGGAACTCGCGGATCAGCTTGCTCGCGAACGAGGGTACGAGAACATAGTGATGGTTCCCCTCGCGCCGGGCACACCCCGTGAGATCACGGCATTGCTGGAGAAGTACGAACCGGACGTGTTGGTGTTGGATCAGTTGCGGAATCTCAACATGAACTCCGACCACTTCACTCAGTCGCTGGAGAAGGCAGCCACTCAAGCGAGGAATTGGGCGAAGCGGTACAACTGTGTGGTAGTGAGTGTCACGCAGGCGGGGGATTCGGCCAGTGGCAAGTCGATCCTAGATTTGGGGGACTGCGACTCGTCCAACACCGGCATACCAGCACAGGCAGACGTCATGCTTGGTATCGGGGCGACAGACCAGCACGTAGCGCGGAGCGAGCTAGTGTTCTCTCTGCCGAAAAACAAGGTGTCGGGTAAGCACGAGTACTTCTCAGTACAAGCGCATCCGACTGTTTCTAAACTGACGAGCTTGGAGTAACCTATGAGTCACTTAGCAGTAGCGTCACTGTGCTACGGGGTAGCGTTGGGGCTGTGGATTTTCAACCGCAACGATGCGTTCCTCCGTGCCCTCGTCGGGGTCAATCTTGCCCTCGGCAGCATCAACTTAATCTTTCACGTAGCAGGAGCCTAATATGACATTAAACCACAAGATTTTCCTCGGCGGGATGTTTCTGATCGGGCTTCTAGTCGGAAGCTGCGCGCAGGCGGCGGACGGCAAGGTCTGGGATTGTGATACGCTTACGATCCAGCGCCACGCCGACAACTCGCTGACGGTGTGCAACAAGTCCGATGTGTGCCTGACCTACGATGAGCCGTCGTGGGAGGCAGCGACCAAGTGCAACTCGACCATCGAGGTGGACGGCGACGGCATTGACCGCGATGTGCGGCGCTGCGTGACCGTGACCCCCGAGGGCGTGTTCAAGGGCGTGCTCACGGTGGACACCATCGTGCTCGGAACGGTGAAGCACCAGTGTCACTAGTCGTCAACAATGAGCTGGTGGAAGACTTCCAGCCGCTGCTCATGTACATCGCTCGCCAGCTAGACCCTGACGAGGCAGAGGACTTGGTGCAGCTCGCATGGGTGCGCATACTGGAGGACGCCGACAAGTATGTGCCGGACAAGTCTGCCATCAGGAAGTGGATCGGTAGGGTGGGGTACACCGCCATGCTGAACTACCTCACGAGGAACCGGAGTAAGGAGGTCTACTGTGGCCCGATAGAGATGCGTGATGCAATGACCAGCGCCGATATGCTGGAGGCTTCCCCCGAGGAAGTCTACATCGCTTACGAGAAACTTATAGAACTGTTTGAGGAGGCCGAATGAGCAAGCATTACTTCACTACCCCCTTTGGCGAGGCGATCTACCCGTGGCTGTCGCAGCCCGACACCGCCTTCGACAAGGCCGGGGTGTTCCACCTCAAGATCAAGGTACCGCTGGAGGAGGCCGGTGAGTTCATCGACCAGCTCCGCACCGTGCGTGACAACTTCATTGCCGAGCAGGATGCTGCCAAGCAGAAGAACTGGAACGTGGCCGAGGTCTACGAGGAGGAGTACGACGAGGAGGGCAACCCCACGGGCAACGTGATCTTCAAGACGAAGTGCCGCGCCAACGTGACGTACAAGGACAAGAACACCGGAGAGGATGTGACCTTCCAGCAGAAGCCCAAGGTGGTGGACATGGATGAGAACACCGTCGGTGAGTCCGTGTGGGGTGGCAGCGTGGTCCGTGCGCAGGGCGTCATCAACCCCTACGCTATGGCGTCGAGCAAGACGCTCGGCGTGTCGCTGCGCCTGTCTGCGGTGCAGGTCAAGGAACTGGTGACTGGTACAGGCTCGGGCGGGTTCGGTGATGCCGGTGGCGTCATTCCCGGCCGCGCGCAGTGATCGGGAGGCTACCTAGCCACGTACTTGAGCCTGACATCGGCATATATGAGAGCAGCAACTACGTGGTCTTGGACTTCGAGACCACTACTGCTGACAAGGGATCGCCGCTGAACCCGAGCAACCGCATCATCCTTGCCGTCTGGCGTAGACCGGACGGTGAGGTGGTGTCTCGGAGAGCCTCTGAGTATGAGCTGGGCGAGTTGGTGGAGGATGTAGAGTCTGCGGACTTCATCGTCGCACACAACGCCAAGTTCGAACTCGGGTGGCTCAAGCGGTGCGGGGTTGACCTGACCAAGGTGCTCGTCTACGACACCATGCTGGCTGACTACGTTCTGGGCGGGAACCAGATGTTGCTCAACCACCTGTCGCTGAGCAAGTGCTTGGCTCGTAGAAGATTAAACCCGAAGGTTGATCTTGTCGGCCGTATGATTAAGGGGGGCATCCCCGTCGAGAACATCCCGGCGCGGTGGTTGGACACCTACTGTCGCCGTGACGTTTCGGCAGCCCATGAGCTGTTCAACCTAACACGGTGTGAGGTTCAGGATGCGGGGCTGATGCAGGTGCTGTACCAGCGTTGTCTGGTGTCCTGCTGCCTTGCGGACATCGAGTTCAACGGTATGGTGCTGGACTGTGAGCGCACTACCGAACTCTGCAACAGGAGAGAGGAGGAGTACTATGAAGCAGAGCGGAATCTGGAATCTTTTTGTGGAGGGATTAACGCGGGGTCTCCGAAGCAGCTCGCAGAGTTTGTCTATGAAACCCTTGGATTCTCCGTCCCCAAAGACCACATCGGACGAGAAATCCTCACGCCCAAGGGGGAACGCTCGGTTAATAATACTGTCATGGAGAAGCTCGCTCCGCGCACGAAGAGACAAGCAGAGTTCATCGAACTCCGCAAAACCTATGCCACCCTCCGTGCAGAAGTAACGAAGTACCTGACAAAGTTCAAGGAGTGCTGTGATGAAGCCGGAGGATTACTTAGGGCGGTTTTCAACCAAGGGACCACTCGGACACATCGACTCAGTTCGAGCGGTCAGAACTATGCCGTCCAGTTCCAGAACTTCCCTCGTGTTTTCAAGCGACTGTTCAAAGCCCGCGAGTCTGGATGGTACGTTGGCGAGGCTGATGGCGCGCAGCTTGAGTTCAGGATCGCCACTCACCTTGGACGAGATAAGGTCGGTCTTGCCGACATACGCGGAGGCCGTGACGTCCATAGCTTTACTGCTGACGTTCTTACTGGAGCAGGACAGCCCACTGACAGACAGGGAGCGAAGGCTCATACATTCAAGCCTCTCTACGGCGGGTCGTCTGGAACTGATGCTGAACAGACTTACTACGAAGCCTTCAAGCAGCGGTACAAGGGAATCGCAGACACGCAGCTTGAGTGGTGCCGATCAGTGCTGCGCGACAAGCACCTCACCACAGAGTGGGGACTGCGCTACCACTGGCCCGACACCAAGGTCACTCAGTCAGGGTACATCACCAACACTACGAGCATCTGCAACTACCCTGTTCAGGCGCTCGCTACTGCGGAGATCATACCCGTGGCTCTTGTATGTGCTTGGCATCGTATCCGTTCTGCTGGTCTTAGGACGCTTCTGGTCAATACTGTCCACGACAGCATCATAGCTGAGGTGCCGCCGGAGGAGGTAGACACGTTCCACGAGCTGGCGCAGCAATGTCTCATCCGTGATGCGTACTACGTGATGGAGCGACTGTACGGTGTGCGCCTGACCGTCCCACTCGGGGCGGGCGTGAAAGTCGGAGAGCATTGGGGAGAGGGCGAGGAGGTGAAGTATGAGGCACCGGAGGAACTGTACGTGGAAGCTGCGCAAGCGGAAGGCATGGCTTAAACTTAAATCCGTGCATAATATATAAAGGAGGACCGCATGAGCAAGACCTATGAAGGAATCGTGTCGGAGGTATCCGCGACACCGTGGAAGGACCGCGACACCAACGACGACATCGTACTGCACTCGTTCCGACTGGAGGACAACAACCAATGGTTCAGGACAGGACAGAAGGACCCGAGCCTGACAGCGGGCGACGGGATCAAGTTCGTGACGACAAGGGGACAGAATGTGGATGTGGACAGCATCGAGCAGCTCGACCCAAGCAAGGTGACGAAGCCGACCCCCGCTGCCGCTTCGACGTCTACAACAACCCGTACATCCCCTACGGCGTCAATGACCCGCAATAGCTATTGGGAGGAGAAGGACCGCTACGACAAGGAGGTCCGTCAGCCCATGATCGCGTTCCAGTCCGCTCGCCGCGACGCGGTGGATGTGGTGACGGCAGCCCTTGCAGCGGACATCCTCTCGCTCGGCCAGAAGAAGGCCGACAAGCTGGACCTGCTGATCGGGTACATCGACGAGGTAACGGACTCCATGTTGGAGAGGTACAAGAACTACGAGGAGAACTTGAATGGATGAGGCCCGGAAGATCATCAGCAACCTGCTGATAATGGTAAGCCAGAGCACCTTCAATGCGAAGGGCGCTGACTTGGAGGCATTGGGCGCAGCCGTCGCTCAGGCCAAGATGTTCCTGAACCAGCCGGAGGAGGCAGCGAATGATGCGTCAGATTCTCTACCAGAATAAGCACTACGAAGTGCTCCCCACTGTGGCAGCCCTGCAGGAAGACCAGAAGACCTACGGGGTGGGCTACGAGATCGTGAACAAGACCACGAGACAGGCAGAGTTCACGCACATGCAGCTCCCGCACTGTATCTGGACGGCCGATGCGCTGAGCAAGGCACTGGAAGACCTCCAGCCGTCCGAGGTTACTGAGCTGGAAGCGAAGACGCTCAACTAATGTTCGCGCACATAGATGCAGACCTCCTTGTGTTCCGCTGCGGCTTCGCGGCGGAGCGCAACAGGTGGTACTTAGGATTGGATTCGAAGCCACTACTCCCCCAAGGAGAAGTCACGAGACGGAGCTGGCAGGGAATCCCCGACAAGCCGGGGTGCTGGCAGACAATCATCGAGTTCGACTACAAGAAGGAGCTGCAGGACTACCTAGACGAGAAGCTGCCCAACGTGGAGACTCGTCAGGAGGGGGTGGACTACGCCATCTGGAGCGAGAGGTATCTGGAGCCGCTGTCCCACGCCCTGCACAACGTGAACAACTGCATGGAGGACATCCTAGAGAAGCTGAACCCCACGGATTACCGCTGCTACCTGTCTGGAGGCAAGAACTTCCGCGAGGCGGTTGCTGTTACCAGAGAGTACAAGGGTAATCGTGACCCGAGCCACCGGCCCACGTATGAGGATCAGATCAAGAAGCACATACGGGAGAACTGGCCGACGATGGTGACGGACGGGGAGGAGGCTGACGATGCCATAGGCTACAGCCACTGCGCCATGTACGAGGAGGACCCTTACTCTACCGTGATCGTCACGCAGGATAAGGACCTCGACATGCTGCCCGGACTCCACTATAACTTCGTGAAGGACGAGCGGTATGACATTAGCGAGGCGCAGGCTGACCGTAACTTCTGGTATCAGGTGTGCACGGGCGACAGCACCGACAACATCCCCGGCCTGCCCGGCGTAGGGATAGCGAAGGTGCGCAAGAGACTGGAGCACATCGAGGACGAGCACCTACCTAGCGAGGTCATCTCGTGGTACTCTGGGGCAGCCCCTGCTCACGCGCAGGACACATGGCAGGACTACCTGCTGGAGCAGATGCGGCTCATCTGGATACGGCGCAAGCCGGGCGAGATGATAGAGCTGCCTGACGAAGGAGTGGACTATGAAGCAGTCGAAGTTAATCTCTTTGATTGAGTCGTTCTGCAACGTGGGCAGCGGGTTCATTATCTCGCTGGTCGTGTGGCAGTGGATGGTCGCGCCCCTGTTTGGGTACACCGTGACGTTCACCGACAACCTAGCTCTGACGAGTATCTTCACTATCGTCAGCATTGTACGAGGCTATGCGTGGCGCAGGTTCTTCAACGCAGGACTGCACCGCGCACTAACAGGAGGATCAGATGATTCTACACGTGGACAAGGACAGCAAGAGGTTCGAGCGGAGCCAGACGTTCTTCAGTATTCCTTACCAATGTTCTACGAGGACAGCGGAAGAAGTGCTGGCTATTCAAGATGCGTGGGAGACTTTGGGAATAGTCTTCGCCAAGATGCGGCGGGGACCTGTACCGGAGGCCGAGCTTAACGCGTTCTTGGATCAGGCCGTGCAGAAGATGAAGAGTCAGTTCAGCACCGCAGACAGGAACACAAGGAGAAAGAAGAATGAATCTGAAGACAGCTGAGGCGTGGCGACTTAGCGAGGCAGCGATAGACTTCGCTGAGAACTACGTGCAGGACCCCGTGTTCAAGCGGCAGATCATCTTCGCGGTCTGGCAGACGCGGGGCTACAACATCATCGCAGGTGCGCCGGTCCCCATTGGGGAGAACGTACACCAGACGATGGGACGCCCCAACTCTGAGTGGCAGGACGAGTACATGGAGAAGTACCGGAAGGCCGTGCAGGACCTGTTCGATGCAGAGGCGGCTGATGAGCCGGAGGCGTAAGCGTAAGCACATGGTAGGGGGTGTGCCTGTGCGCTCGGGCTTTGAGGCCCGGTGCATGGACGCCGCGAGGCAGCACACTGACCTAGAGTATGAGCCAGACACCATTGAGTACACCATCACCCGGAAGTACACGCCGGACGTCAAGTTGCCCAATGGTATCTACGTCGAGATGAAGGGCCGCTTCAAGGGCGAGGACAGGACTAAGCACCGTCTCGTCAGAGCGCAGCACCCCGAACTCGACATCCGTATCGTCTTCCAGAAGAACGACAGGCTGTACAAGGGAGCCAAGTCTACCTACACCGAGTGGTGCGACAGGCATGGCATACCGTGGGCCATTGGAGAGATACCGAAGGAGTGGATTGATGAACCCGAAGTATGTTAGGGCGCAGAAGGAGGGCAAGCCACGGATGGAGAACATCCCGCTGTCCACGTGGGACGGCGACGCGGCTGTACACTCCCTCGGGGCTGACAAGTACGGGCGTTTCAACTGGCGGGAGGACCCTATCCTCGCGAGCACCTATCAGGCAGCAATAATGAGACACCTGAAGGCATGGGCGAGCGGAGAAGACCTTGATCCAGAGAGTGGGTGGAGTCACCTCTACCACATTAGGGCTTGCTGCGCTGTGGCGCTGGACGCACAGATGCACGACAAGATGATCGACGACAGATTGACCGTGGAGAGCAAAGCA